AGTCCAGACCGGCTGATAGCCCCGCGACGATTGCAGGCACACCCATAGCCCCGGCAATCCGCGACTCGGCCAGGTTGGTGATCGCGCCAAAGTCCATTGTCTTCGGGTCATAGCCCAAGGTCGTGACGTTGGCCTGAAAGTCGAGGATGAGCGGCTCACCCCTGTTATCCCCGCCAAACTTCCTTTTCCACACCTGCTTGATCTGCTCGGCCTTCTCGACCGTCATTCCGATGGATTCTTGCGGCGAAACGATCACGCCAGGTATAGCCATATTACGGCACAGCGCAGCCACCCAGAGTGAAACTTCGGTATCGGTGAACACTTGCAACAAGGCGGCTTTCAGCGGCGCGAGACCATAGCGTGGGTTGGCCGGATTTAGGCCATTTCTGAAGTGAATTACGTTCTCGACCGGGATTCGCTCAATCGTGCCGTTGATGCGCCGTTCGTAATAGTCGATGAACGCGCTGCCATCCTCCGGCCAGTGCGGCTTGATGCCCCAGTGGGGTTCGTACCAGACTTCAGTTGGCACGCCAAACCCACGCGCGTTGCGCGCCTTGATCCAGTATGCGTTGCCGTCCAAGTGATAGCTGAGCAGCGTAGCGGCCCAGAGCTGTGACGCGCCATATCCGGCATTCGGGCGATACATCAGCCGAGTCAGCGGGTGGTCAACCAGCTCGGTCTTGTTGCCTTCTCGGTCTTTCTGATAAACCCCAAGCTCGGCCTGCGTGAAGTTCCGCTGAATCCACGCCAACACGTTGACCACTGCGGAGTCGCCAAGCGGGTCTGTGTTCTCATATGGGAAGGTACGGGGAGCCAGACTCAGGAATGAGCCAGCACGATGGGTCAGGTTACTTGGAAACCTGAATGCTGTCGACGCCGCTTTGAATCTGTCTAGTATGCCCATACAAGTAAACGGTTAAACCATTTCCATTAAAAACTTTTTCAGTAAGCGTTACCCACCGCTCCCCGCTGTACACATTCCCACGCCAGAGCGCGAGCCATCACCGTGTCATCGTGGCCACCTGACGGCGCGGAATAGCTCACTCTGCCGGTCGTCGCGTTGCGCTTGGCCTCGTAGCTGAGAAGCTCGACACGGCCAACCGGATCGGGCAGCCACTGGCACTCGACGCGCTCCAGCGCGAGGGCAAGCGATTGGATGAGCGGCGGTTTGCTCGATGCCGTCGTTTCAAAGCCCCTGACCGGCAGACCTTCCCGCACCAATGCTTCAAGGTTTGGCTGGCCGATGCTATTCGTCTCAGCAATTACCGCTTGGACTCGCCACCGATCAATGCTTGCCTTCAATCGCGCTCTCTGGAATGCCCATTCGATCTTGTTGAACCGGTCAAGCTCGACCTCCTGCCGGCACGTCGCGCAGATTACGCTGATAACCGTGAAGTCGTGCTTCTGGCCCCAGTCGACGCCAGCAAAAAGCCGGTGGTCCTGATGCTGGCCGCTATCTGCTCGAAGGCAAGCATCGATGTTCCTGAATACCGCGCCGGAGTTTTGCAAGAACTCCGCCAGATACTCTTGCCGGAAGATTTGATCTGGTAATTCTTGCCTTGCTGCTTCAATCTCCGCTGGATCTATGTAGGGGTTTTCGCTGGTCGGCTTTTGCCACGCTTTCCAATCAGATTGCTGGTCATCAACTCCACGGCTGAAGCAGTCAAAGAAAAAGTCCACGCCTTTTGGAGTCGACAGCATGAAAGCGTCGCTTCCCACGTAATCGGTCATTGTGGGTCGGATCGCAGCTTGCCAAGAATCATAGAGGTTGGGCACCATTGCGGCCTCGTCGACAATCACCCGCGCATACTTGCGGCCCCGAACAGAATCAGCAGCATCAAGCGACCAGCAGTCGATCACGCCGCCGGTGATCAGCTCGATCCGATGCTCCTGCTTGGCAACCCGCGTCTGTAGTTGCTTGGTCGTTTCGACGATCTCTTTCCAGACTTCAGCAAGCATTTTATAGGTGGGACTGAACCAGCTAACGGGATAGCCATCAAGCACCTTGTCGATTATCAGGTCAATGCCCAGCATCGTCTTGCCGAACCTGCGCCCACACGCAAGCACGTTGAACCGCCGCGCCTCGTCGATGATCTGCTGCTGCGCAGGGTGAAGGGAAGGCAGCACCAACTCAATTGTTTGGCTTGCGGTCTTCACGCTTGATAATTACCTCAACACTGCCAGCATGTTTGGCTTCGTATTGCTCACGATAGATGTCTGGCTTATGCGACTTTAGCAGGAAAATCAGCAGCGTATCGCTTACGTTTTGAGCCCGTTTATATGCTTCCGCTTCAAGCCGTTCAATGGCTTCTTGCCGTGCGTCTTCATATGCCGCTGCAAAGTTTGAATTGCGTTGTCGCTCTCTGTAAATCGTAGTGCGATCCACACCAGCACCTTTAGCAGATAAAACCACATTCATCGACATGCCAAAAAGCTCAAGAAACACTGACTGCCACTCCGGATTACGTGCAACTTTGCCCTTGCTTTTTTTTAGTGTTGCTTTGGTTGTTGGCTGCTTTTTACTTGGCATTGCGCTTAATCTCCAATGCTGGGAACGCTGTCGCCATGCGCTCTAAGATCACAGCGCAATAATCTGGACTTAACTCTAGCCCAAAACATCTTCTTCCTAATTGCTCTGCCGCAACAATTGTGGTGCCAGATCCCAAAAATGGGTCATAACACAAACCTTGCGGCGCAGTGCTGTTTGCTATTAAATATGCAAACAAGCTTACAGGTTTCATTGTAGGATGTTCTGTGTTTTGACTGGGTTTATCAAACTTTAATATCGTGGTTTGTTTACGGTCAGCATACCAGCCATGTGAAGCTCCTTCTTTCCATCCATATAAACAAGGCTCGTGTTGCCAATGATAATCCTGTCTACCCATTACTAAGGCATTTTTGACCCAGATTAAACATTGCCGAACTTTTTGACCACAATCATTTACGGCACCTCTAAAATTATAGCCTTCTGAGTCGGCATGCCAAATATAAAAAGCCGCACCTGGTTTGCATACGTCAAATGCGCACTTAAAACTTGCACGTAAAAATTGACGAAACTGATCATTAGACATGTGATCGTTTAAAATTGTTAGACCAGTTCCGCCTTCATAATTTACATTGTATGGCGGATCAGTAAGCAATAAATCAGCCCGAAGATTATCAGTTAAAAACAGCACATCTTCTTGTTCAGTGCTATCACCACAAAGCAATCGATGATTTCCAATCAGCCATAGATCGCCGGTCTTTACTTGCCACTTTTTATTCAGTTCAGCGGCGCGGTCAATTTGCGGCTCCGCGTCGGATGGCTCGACGCCCGCAGCGTCCAAGTACAGCCCTTCCTTTTCGGCAAGTTCACTCAGCATTTGTTGCAACGCAACCTCGCCGGTTTCGACTTCCCGCAACAACGCGTCAAGCCCCTCTTGTTCATATGTGGCAAGCCCAGTGATCGGGTCAAACGTGGCCAAGATCGTGCGCTCTTCTTGCTCGCTCACGTTTACTTCTACAAATGGCACCAGAGAGTTTTCATCTTGCGACAATGCTTCTTCTACACGTGCATGGCCATCAAGGATCTTACCAGTTTGTGCAGAAACGATAACCGGTGCAACCCACCCAACAGCATTAAGTGAACCCCGCAAAGCTTCACGTTGTTTGCCGGGATGTCGACGAGCATTTAGTTCGTGAGCAAGGAATTGGTTGGCTGGTTGCTCACCGTGGGAAACGATGCGATTTTGCCAAGTTTGTTCAGGTAGCCTCTTTTTACTCATTATCTCTCCGTAATGATCTTATCCAGCTTCTCTTCGATCCTGTCGAGTCGTGCTTGTAGTCCATTCAATTCCTTGTCAAAAGCTCTGGTAGTGACAAGGTGCCGCATCTCCTGACGGATCTCCTCGACCTCTTTCCGGCTGGGCGAAAAAACGCCCTTCAGCAGCCAACCGGCAAGAATTGCAATAATCGATGAGACTGTTACGTCCAAATATTCGTTCATCGGTTTCTCGGGGATGTCGGG